GTACTTCAACTCTTTAAGAAAACTCAGCTTGAGCCGGCTGATGAAGCTTTGCTTCATCAGAAGGCAGTTGCTGAGTTTTATCGATGTGATGACATTGCGAGAAGTCTTATTTTGACTGATCGCGAAGATCATCTCATCGGCGGTGTCGCTAAAATCGTTCTCAACTCCCTTAGTTCTAAAGAGTTGGAAAACGCGGTTTATCGACACGGACCCGGTGCTGTCTACGAAGGTTATAGCGTGAACCAGAAGTGGTCGGCGCTGTCGGATTCGGTAAAGAATGCCGATTTTGACATCGACGCATATGGGTACGGTGACTTCAACGCTGTTCTATCAGAGTTATCTGATAGAGTTGATGTTACCGACTCGATGAGTCGACTTTCCTTCGAAGATGGAGCTCGTGTACGCAAAGCCAAGCTAATCACGGTGCCAAAGAATGCGACATCGCGACGAACTATTACTGTTGAGCCTCTTCTAGGACAATTTGTCCAACAAGGGCTTAACATCTTACTGCGGGATTCTATTACCCGTTGCAAGGTGCTCAGTAATTGCTTGACTTTAACCGACCAAAGTAAGAATCAACTACTTGCTTTGGAAGGATCCCAGCACGACAATTGGGCTACCATCGATTTGAAGTCGGCATCTGACTTGCTCAGCGTTAAGCTGGTCCAGTCCGTGTTTCGACATCATGATCTATTCTTAGATCATATGATGAGTAGCCGATCTACTACAGTGGAAACTGACGAAGGTCAGTTAAACCAGCTGGGTAAATTTGCCGGTATGGGTAACGCTCTAACATTTCCAGTCCAGAGTGTCTGCTTCGCAGTCGTTTGTATTGCTGCGATTTTAGACATGAAGGGAATTTCCCCTTCATATTGGAATGTTAGGCGAGCGTCACGATTACTTAGAATTTACGGCGATGATATCATCGTAGATTCTAGGTACGCACGTCAATGTGTGAACTGGCTTGAGAACGTTGGCTTAAAGGTTAACGTTAACAAGAGCTTTCTCGAAGGAAACTTTAAAGAAAGCTGCGGGGTCGATGCGTTTAGAGGGGTTGATATAACCCCTATATACGTTAGATCCCGGCCAGACCAATCGTCGACAGAGCCTAGTGTTATTGGAGGATTAGTATCGACAAGCAACCAAGCATGGATGCAATGTCTTTACTCTTTCTCCACCTGCCTTAAGAACGAAGTTGAAGAGAGATTAGGTAGCTCTCTCCCGCTCGTTGGAAAGGAGTGTGGTTCACTAGGGTGGCACTCTCGTGTTGACGCGATGAATCCGACACGTTGGAATCGTCGCTTGCATATGTTTGAAACTAAGACATATGCACTGAAACCGCTGAAAAGGCGGGATCGGTTACACGGTTATGCTGCACTCCTCAAGTTTTTCCATGTCCC